TGCTCCTGCGCAGAAAGCGTGGTGATAACCCGGAGCGGGTGGCTTATATGTGCCCTGAATGCTATGTGAAATTCAGCATGAAGCACTTTGAGAAAGGAGAAAAGGAAGATGAAGTTTGAGCGAAGTGAACTTGGAGCGCTGTTTTCCAAGTTGCGCACGGCGGTGCCGGAGGTTCGGGCGGTGGGCACCAATGATGCGGGAATCTTGTTGAGCGGCTCCAACGCATACGCCACCAATTTGGAACTGAGTGTCCGTGCCGGGCTGTCTAAACCGGTTGAGCAGGATGTGGTGGTTCCGCCTCGCGGAGTCGATTTCATCAGCGGCACGGTGGCACCGGAAATCAGCATCGAGGCAGAGAAAGGCATCCTTACTGTGAAGTCCGGCACAGCGAGGGCACGTCTGAACACTACGCCGGCAGAGAATTACCCGGAACTTTCAGGTCCCGGTAATGACGCAAGACGATGCGTTGTAGGAGCCAGCGATTTAAGCTGGGCTATTTCCAAAGTTATCTATGCGGTAGCAAAGGATGAAAAACACCCTGCTCACCGCGGATTGTGCTTCTCGCGCAAAGGCGAGGACGTTCTGGAAATCTGTGCACTGGATGGTTATCGGATGGCAATTGCAAGAATCAACTGCACAGCTGATGGCGATTTTCGCTTTACACTCCCCGCCGCAACTGCAAAAGCAGTTGATACGATATCCATGGATGGTAACGTGGAGATTATTCGCGATCGCAAAAAGGCCGTTTTCAGTGACAACAACTTTGAGGTGAAGTCTCGCCTGATTGCGGAACCGTTTCTGGATTATAGCAAAATTGCAGCCCAAAAGAGCGAGGGAACCAGAATCATGCTTGACAGGAAAGAATTGCTGGGCGTTCTGGGGCGCGTCAAACTTGCTCGGTCTGCAGACGCAAAGGAAAAGAGCACCTTGGTAATGGATCTTGAACCCGGCGGCACGGGCAGAGCATCGATGCGTAGCACGATTGCACAGATGAATGAGGAGTTTTCCTTCAACGGAAAGCTGGAAGAACACCTGCGAATCGGCTTTAATCTGGAATTTTTGAGCGAGGCTTTGAAGTCGATGGAAGGAGACGAGGTCAGCGCATGGGTGGTCGGCCCTCTGTCCCCCGTAAAGCTGATTGAGCCGCAGTATGAAGCGCTGGTGCTTCCTGTCAAGGTTAAGGGGGAAGCATGATGCAGGGTAGAACTTTTCGCGGGCAGTCCCCAGATGGCACTTGGCATGAAGGATTCCTGATTCGCTCCCCGGGCGTGAAGAACAGCCGCCCGGGTGAGGGCTGGTACATCAACTCAGAGAACGAGCCGGCATACGCCCATCTGGTCAAGCCATTTACAATCGGCATGAGCACTGGCGTAAAGGACATGGAAGGAACGATGGTCTTTGAGGGCGACATCATCAAAACCACCGGCTCCAACGAGCGGATTTTCTCTGTGGAGTTTGGTGAGTACATTGCCTATGGCGTGGGCCATATCGGGTTCTACGCAAAGATTGCCGGCAAGAACTCACGCGACTACAACCCGTGCTGTCTTCGGGCGTTGCTCTACATTGGAAAAGTGGTTGGAAACATGAGCGACACGCCATACCTGATGAAAGAAGCTGGAGAGGAGCAGAAAAAATGAAATGGACTGAAACAATTACCCCGAAGCAGGCAGTCGAAGAACTGGGCGTGCCCTATCACGGCTGGATGCGCGAGATGGACCGGGCATGGGTCAGCGAGGATGGACAGTACAGCGTTATGTCCCGCCTGCTCCGCACGCCTGTCGGCAAGGTCGAGCACGTTGCTATCACGTCGGCCGCAGGGTGCGGCAAGTGCGATGGCAGCGGGGACATTCCGTGGGCGGTTAAGATGCAGATCAAAAACGAATTGTTCGGCGAAAAGCGCGCCGCCATCGAGGTATACCCGTCGCAGGACAGGCTGGTGGATGCCGCCGATACCTATCACCTGTGGGTGTTTGAAAAAGGGTTTAAGATGCCCTTTGGCATCCATCCCCGGGATGAAAAGCCTATGGTGGTTAATCGGGGCAGCACAAGGGTACGCGCTGTTGATGGCCAAGGTCAGGAATACAGCATCAAGGAACTGCTGGAGCGTAACGGCGCGGCCGATATGCCCAAGCGCGCCTATGCTGACCTGATGGCCGGCTACATGGCGAAAAACAATTTGCTGGGAGGGTGACACAGAATGAGCATTTGGATTGTTCTGGCAATTCTGGCGGTGATGGCTGCACTTCTGATTTATGCGGCGTGCTGCGTGGATGGTGATATAGACCGCCAGAGCGAAGCGCACCCGCCGAAACCAGAGAAAGGACGAGACGATGGCAAAGTATGAGATGCTTATCGCTGCATCCGGGAAACGTGGCTCTGCACTCCTGCCGTGCGTTGTTGTCGATGAAAAGGGCATTAAGCGTGCTGCTGTACGGGCTAAGGCGATGGCTAGAGCTTGCTACCCGGAGTATGAAAATTCAATGTGGTGAAGATGAAGGTGATTTCAGATGAATGAAAAGGGATTGATGGAACAGTCGAACGCAGCGATTAAAGCAGCGCTGGAGCTGTACGCGGCTGACCATGGAAAGTTGAACGATGGTGACAGCTTTACGACAAAGCTCAATAACTGTG